TCAGGCCAAGTTATGGATCAGGAGTTCAAAACGTTCCTTTGACCTGGTGTCGCTGCAGGTGCGACTGTTGCCGGAACTATATTTCGTGGCTAATTTGACCTGCCGGAACTGTTTGAACATCTTTCTGATGTCTTCGTGATCGTTCAAAGACAGGATAAATCGGCCTTTTATAGCAGTTAAAGCCTCGTAAAGACGCAGGAAATCGGCATCCTCAAACGGCCGGAAGTAACTTTGGGAGGTATGATAATATGGCGGATCAATATAGAAGAAGGTGTCTTTCCGGTCATATTTATCAATGCATTTACAGGCGTCGAGGTTTTCGATCGTGACGCGTTCCAGACGCCAGTGGGTTTCCAGCAATGAATCTTCCAGCGTGGTGAGGTTGAGATTCGTTGGCCGCATTGCGCCGGCGCCGAAGGTTCGGCCGGATGTTTTCCCGCCAAAGCCAAGGCGCTGGAGGTAATAATAACGCACGGCGCGTTGAAGATCGGTGAGGGTTGTCGGATCCCGGCGATTTTCAAGTTGAAACAACTTGCGCGAAACGACGGCATATTTGAAATACTCAAGAAACGGCTGGAGATGGTTCTGAACTATGCGCCAGAAATTTACCAACTCGCCATCCAGATCGTTGATCACTTCTGTAATGCTTGGTTCTTTTTTGAACAAAATCCACGCGGCACCGCAGAACGGCTCGCAATAACAGGTGTGCGCTGGGATCATGGGAACGATGCGTTTGGCCAGGCGGGATTTACCGCCGGAATATGAGATTGGACTATTCATGGAATTATCCTTTGATATGATGCCGGACTATTCGGCTGGGAGCCAGCTGGAGGATAGCCTTGGCTAGGTGGGTCCGTTGATAGCGGATTCAGTGGAGGGGAAATAGCCCTTTGTTTATTCTCTGGCACTGTTTATCTTATGGGCACCTCCTTTCTGATGAGTATACATTCTTCAGATTTTACCTTGTAGCCACTTCTGAACTGACTGTTTTTTGTTGCTTCAATTCGTTCCCAAATCCAACGGTTATCCGGATATAATTCCCGGATGAGCGGCGAGTCATAATAGGTGCAAACGACCTTTGCGCGGCAGTCGGAGAGTTGATGTGCCAAAAAAACATGATCCGCCCGGGAGAAAAGCATTGAATAATATCGTTCAGTTCCGTCATACGGCGGATCCACAAATAAAACGACATTCGGTTTTACCCCATACAAACTGATGATTTTACTGTAATCCTTATGCTCAATCATGGTCTCGCGGAAAAAATGTCCGATTGAAATTAATCGTCGCAAAGTATTATGATAACGCACGATCTCTTTGATGCCGTGCCGATTGCCGGTTGATACCGCAAATCCTCCGTTGTGAACTTTTCCTCCGAAAGAAAAGCAATGACGATAAAACACCGCGCACGCGCGCTCGACCGGATCCTTAATCAGACTTAACGAAAAACAACCGCGAATGTATAAGTCATGATATTGATCAAATATCTGACGGCTCGGCGGTGTATAGCGAAGACGTCGAATAAGAACCCGGCGATTAACGTCATCCGCAAGTACCTGGAAGAATACGACCAGATCACCGCTGGCATCATTATAGATGCGCTTTTTGAAACCGGCATTTAACAAAACGGATGCTGAACCCCCAAAAACATCAACAAGGGTATCCGCGCCGGTCGCGTGAAGCCGTTTGGCAATTTCGCGTGCCGCACGATGTTTACCACCAATATACGGGATTATGCTGTTCATTTGATTCCTGCCATTAAGATTTGGCCGGTGTCGCGTTCAAAGACCAGGGACGGACGGCGGAGCTGGCGGGTCAGGGTCATGCGAAGTCGGCGCTTGGCTCGGAGGTTGACGAGGGCCATGATGTTATGTTTGCGTTCGCGCATGTAATGCTCTTCCCATTCCGTCGGCGTGGCCAGGGAAATGTGTTTGAATCCCTTATTCCCGCTGATTGCAATCATGGTGCAAAGCCCGGGGCGATCATCAACGGCCCGCATCTGACGTTCGGTAACGCCGAAGCGTTCGCACAACTCGCGGGATTTGACCCAGTCGCCGCGCTCTAAAAGATAGGATTCAATTTATGGGGACAAATTCATTTTCAATTTTCGATTGCCGATTTTCGATATTCCACACTTACACCGTCAAAATCTTCCGAAGGCGGCGCTCAATGAACTGGCGGACGGTCTTCTGCGTATCGGGGCATTCCAGGCATTCCTGCAACTTGGCTGCGTTCATCTGCTTCGCGGCGTCGATCCGACTTTTTGTGTCGCACCATGCCGGACGGATGCCGTTGTATATATTTCCGGTTTCCCACGGATTTCTCATGACTTAATCCTCTTTCCAACACTCGGTTATGTTGATCGGTTTCATTCAATCACTCCCGCATTTCATCCCGTCTGTAGTGGTTCTGAATCATTACCTTTAGAACATTTCTCATGCCTGAACATTGTTTGGCCGTTGTCAAGTTCTTCAATATCCACCGGAGACATCGGTAATATTTCACATCTGCATTCTGGACAGATGGGATGGCGGATCTGTATAAATAACCAATGCTTGGGATGTAATAAAAGTTGTCCCATATTTAACCTTTAATCATTCAATCACCCCAGCCTCTTTCAGTTCCTTGTCAATCACGGCCTGATTCCGCTCGATGTATTCGACCACGACCGGCCATGAATCAATCCAGTCCTGCCCCATCAGCCAGTCAAGATATGGCCCTGGCACTTTCTCCATCGGCGTGCCTTTATATTTTCCGAAGGGAAACGGATCGTTGTCGGTTAAGGGTTTCATTAAAGATTCCTCTCCCACGGCTCTTTCCATGGAACACCAATCAGATCGAAGAGGTCGCGTTCTTCGCGGACAGTAATTCTCTGGACGCCTTTGAACAGGCAACCCTCAAAACTATGATAGCCGGCGCGGCACCAGCCGGCGGCAAGGACGTGGTGCGAGAACGCCGCGCTGCCGGTCCGAATGGCGAAGATCAGGCCCCAGTTATCCGTATCGGCCATGAAGAGATCGAGGTTGATTCCTTCCGGCAGGATCCGCTGAGTATATTTCCCCGTGGGTTTCCCTTTTACGGCTGGCCAGCGGTTGACAAGTATACAGAATTTTGGATGCGTCACCATATTGCTGAACAGCATTCCTTCCTCAACGCGCTTAGGAATTGCCACGATTTCAATGTCGCCGACCTCCGGTTTGCGCCGGCGAATGCTTCCCGCGATCTCGATGCGATCGCAGAATGGCGCAAGTTCGGATTTGATTCGTTCAGCGATTTCTGTTGCTTGGTTGAGTTTCATGATTTTAATCTCTAACAAACTTGGGACACCGTCCATGATGGTTTCACCACATCCTTAAAAAGAACGGGGCAAAATTTCCGACCAGAACCCGCTTCAACCACGTGGCCGCGCGCGCCTTGTACGTCGCATTTGGCACATAGACCGAGGTCGCGCTCCACCACATCGCATACCATTAGGTCAAACACATGAGCCGGGATCAAACCAGGCAGAAGAGAATCTTGATATATATATGGATCCCCTCTCTTCTTCTTTAACCAAAGCCAATACGTCATTAATAATTTCCTTTCATGCGCTCGCTAAAACCTCTTCTTGTTTATGCCGTTTATTGTGGCGGATTAAAGCGTTCCAGATGCGCCAGAGGTGATCTGCCGGCAAGGTGTCCAGGTCTTCGCGGAAACCCATGTTCCGGGCGATGCCTTGAACATACGCCTCCGTGACAACGCCCTGTTCAATGGATCGCCGGATATTATGCAAGTGCCGGCGCTCAGCGGCGCTACTGAAATAATCAATCAAATTCTGGTCGCCGGCGATGATGGCGAAGTGGAGCATGAGCTTGTCATAGTCGGCGATCGGATCCGCCTGCTTGGTCGTATAGATTCCGCAGGCATCCAGCAACTGCCGGCGATACCAGGTCTCGCGGGCGCCATCCAGATCGGGATGACACCTGGACCGCAGACATTCCGCCTGCCAGGCCCTTTCTACCAAGGGGCGGTATTTCCACTGCTGACCTTTGCTAAATCCTTTTTTCATTTATTCCCGCCTTCCTCCGTCGCTCCAGGAGCTATGGAGGACAAGCCTTCTTTTTTAATTGCCTTCATCATTTCCTCAGCGGAAATTCCGTCGTGATAAAGTTCCGCAAACTGCGCCGCGAATCCTTCCTCAACCCAAATTTCATACGCCTTGCGCCAGCCGATATCCACGCCGACAATCTGACTGCGCTCCCACTTGAACGCCTCCACGCATTTGTGCTGGATCAGTAGACGTTCCGACAACCGCACTAGCGGTTCAAGAGGGCAATATTCAATACCCGCGCACAAACATTGCGCTCGTAGTTGACGTAGGACTTTTTCAGTCATTCCGATTTCTCTTTTGTCTCAAAGCTCACGCGGGGAGAGCTATCGGTTGAGCAAAGTTTTGATATTTTACGCGCCTCCGGAACACTGAATAAAGTGTCCAGGTTCTTGCGGAAGTCCGGCTTGGTCTTCCAAGCTGGGGCCTGTTCAAAGAGCATGGGGAACCGATTGCCGCAGATCTTCATAATCGTTTCAATGGCTTTGCCGACTCCATTGATTTTGTCTTTCAACGCCGGCACGGGGAAATTCACACGGGCAATGTTTCCCTCCGCATCTTCCGCCGTCCAAGCCTGCCCGCCACCCTCCGTGGCAGTGCATTCCTCGGAACGATATTCCGCCTCTTTGATAAGTTCGGCCTTGATCTCCTTCAGCCGGGCACTGCGTTCGGCAATCAGGCGATCAAGAACGACCGCCTCCGTGACGAGCATTTTAAGTTTCTGATTATGCATGGACTGTCTCCTCAATTAGGTGTTTTTCGACATGAGAAATTAAAGGGAACTGGATTCCCGCCTTCCGGCTTCGTTCGGAAACTACGCCGGGACAAGTCGCGGGAATGACAGAATCGGATTTCTGCTGACGGATGATTTCGGCGACCTCTGCCGCTGAAGGCAATCCGAATTCCTCCATGACCTTTGCCAGTTGTTTCAATTCACCGAGAGTTTCCAGTGACGTAATAAACCGCTGTAGTTTGTATATGAATTTTTCAAACAACCGGTCCTTGATAGGATCGGCATACTCCAATTCCTTATGCAGGACTTCTAACTTTACCTTCAGATCCCCCGCATAAAATCTGATCGCATCCAGATCCATCTCCAGCAGCGCCGCCGTGGAGCGCACCTGCGCGTCGTCTATGGTTCTTGTTTCTTTGTTCATTGTTCTCCTCCTTTTTCCCGGCATAATTGCCGGTAGTTATTTAATCCGTCTCCATCCATCATTTCTGACGATGTATTTTCTATCATCGCTGAAATACGCGATTCCGTTCCTTATGACCGGAAAATAACATCGTCTGTTCATCCAGTTTCGATATCCTCTTGTTCGCTCGTAATTCATGCTCCTCCTTAATTATTGTTTCTTTTCGCTCTTCTCGCTCAACCGCTTAATGATGTCATGGGCCGTGATAAAATGATCCCAGTTCATTTTCTCTCCGCGTTTGAACGCCAATTTGCTGGCCGCCTTCAGGAACTTGTGATATTTTCCCAGACCGTTTTCGTGGTTAATATCCATCATTAATTCCAAGGCTTCGCCCGTAGCCGGTTGCAACCCGAACACCTTTGCGATGGCGTCCAAGTCCTTTTTTGGAGCGTAGTCCGGCAATTGTAATTTTACGATTCCGCGCCGGTTCAACTGTTCCAGCATCTTGTGTTCTTTCCCTTCTGCGAATTCATCCCGCATGGTATTTGTGCCGCAAAGGACCATGCCGCAGTTAGTCCGGTCATGGATCTCCCGCAACATTTCAAGCACCATAATTCGACCTTGCTTGTGATAGGTTTGAAATGCCTGATGAATTTCATCCGCGATGAACAAGGTATATGGGTCAATCGCATTCAGAACGCGCTTGCGTGTGTTTTCAAAACAGTTTTTCTGACTGAGCCGACAAGCCTTTGCGATTTCCTTCATCACTAATTGGACGCCGGCGGTGCAGGGCATTCGGATGTATTTTGTTTGACCATGATTATGCCGCCGGGCAAATTCCATCAATGCTATGGTTTTTCCGATCTGAGACTCACCATAAATGAACACCACAGAATTTGTATTCAGCGCCCATTCGCAGCATTGCCAAATTTTTTTCATGATGGAAGTCATGACAAGTTCAGTGGCGCAGAAATTTCCCGGTTCGTCGGACAACTTGTGATATTTCTCGATCGCTTGAACCACGTTATTAATATTGCCTTCGTATTTTCCGTGAAAAAGGCGATTAACAACGGTATGGTCGTATCCAATTCTTTTTGCCGCTTCCGAAAGGGTAATTTCTTCCTCAACGATGTGACCAAAATACCAGCGAATGGCATTGCGTTGATTTTCCGGCAGTTCAGAGGTTTTACTCCAGACCTCATCCCCGGCGATATTTATTTGATAACCCGAATTTTCTCTTTTTTCCAACGCCTGTCCTGAATCTTCCGAATGGTCCGCTTCTTCGCCGCTTGTAATCAAATTTTCCGGCATATCTGTTCCTCCTCTATAACAATTCGCTCAAATCCCCGTCGTTTTTTGCTTCCGATTCCGCAGGGGTTTCGTTCGCCAACCCTGCAGGAACACCAACCAATTCTTCGATGTCGCCATCCGCGTTCCTGATCCGCTTCTGGATCCGCGCCGCCTTTTCTCGTTCTTCCGCCGTCACCGGTTTCCCGGCCAGAACCGACGTGTTCCACTTGGCGTCCGCCGTCCGCCGGCGCATCTCTTCCGTATGCCGCGCCTGGTATGGCATAAGCCGGCGCGTCTCTTCCTTCGCCGCCGCACCCATTTGCCGCTTGAGGGCTTCCACGTCGTCACGCCTTATGCTGTTCCAGCGCGCACACGCGCCTATGTATGAACCCTTGATTTCCCCGCCTTTGCAGACGTATAGAACGTCCGGTTCAAAGGGGTTGCAAAAGGTCAGGTAAGTCTCGCCTTCCGCGAGTTGTTCTTCGCTTCCATCAATCTTCCGCGCCTGGGCAAGATAGCGGTATGTACCCGGCCCGACGTTGCTATCCTCAAATTCAAATAAGCCGTTCTTACCGACCTTCCGCTCAACGCCGTTTTCCGGTCCGATAATCTGCGGCGCAAGATATCCCGGCAGTCTGACCAGCCGCCCCCGCCCCCGGGAAAACACCTCCGCCGGACTCATCTTCCTGACGCGCGTGTATCCCGGCAGATTAATCAATGCGTCAATGGCCTTGCGCTCATGTTCCGGCGCCGTCAGCAACCGTTCCGTGTTCATCCAGGACAAATCTTCACCAAGGCGGAATTCGCTCGCCGTTAAGCCGGCCTCCAGCCATCCCTCCAGATTATGCCAGTCGCGGTTATTTATTTTCTCATAGACTTCCGCCGCGAATTTCATGAACTCGTTAAATTCCAAGAATGGCAGTTTCAGTAAGGCCGCCCTTTCAGGGGCTAAAAATGATGCCGCCTTAATAAGCGCGTTATTGTTTCTTTCTCGCCCATGAAGTTCTTCAGGTGAATGATCGCGGTCCTTGCCCATCTGCCCGGATAATGCCGCCAGTTCATTGTGCGCAAGATTATGCGAACTCTCCAACCCCGCCTTGAACCGGAAGTTGCCTTTCCCACGTCCCTCATAAACCAGCGAGGCCGCGCCCTCCATACCGGAGCGCGCGACCTGGATTGCGCCGTCGCTGGATTCATCAAGAATTTTCTCAACATCTTCTGATATCGCCGCTGTGCCGTGTTCCACGCATAACGTCGTCCCCGCCGGCCGATATCCGATCTTCGTCAAAACATAAGCCAGTAAAAAACGCATTTCATAGTCTTTGAGTTTCCGTTTGATTCCCTCGTCATCAATCGTCGGCTTCATCCCCCAGGCAATCTTGCATCCCGAAAACAAATCCATGCACCCGAGCTCAAGCGGCCGCATTGCCTTCCGGTTCACACCAAGAAAATTGACCTTTACGTCATGTTCCAAATCGTCAAAAAACATAAACTGCCCGACCTCCAGCCCGACCCGCGTCGTGTGCACAAGCGGACGATAATTAGCCGCCGCGCTCCGCCCGATCCGCGCCACGGATAGTTCATATTCGCTTGGCGCATAGCGCATAAGGTTGCCATAACTCCACCCAGCCGGAACGCCATGGATTGCCGCCGGCGGAGTCTGAGGATATCCTGCGATTGCCTCTCCGTGTTTCCATCGTTCTATCAACTCCCTCCATGCCGGTTTGCTTTTGCGCTGGTTCCGTTCGCAAAGCATCTTCCAGAACTCGATAAATGCTTCAGGAAGTTTTTCGTTGTCTTCGCGCGGAAGTTTTGCCCGGTCAACCAGGCAGTGCCAACTGCCGCTTTTTTTCACCTCGTAATATTTCCGGATCATTGACTTCACCGAAAACCCCCGCATGCCCCTGAACCTGCCGCTCATCGCCTCGATCGCCGCCAGCGGCCTTTCCGCCGTGCACACAGCATTCATCACGTCAATCCACAGCCGCGTTTCATCTTTTACCTTGTCAGGAAACTTGGCGATCAAAGCGTTGTCGGCGGATGTCAGTGCAAGTGAAGAGGAAATATTCATTTTTTCAGGGCCTCCATGATTTCTTTTTTGACGTCAATAAGCGTTCCATGGAGTTCTTCCAGTTCGCGCCGATCGAGGTAGGAATAAGTTTTTTTCTCAAGCCCGTTCTCGCGCAAGCCCCTGATCAGGTTCCGCCAAACCGCCTGATAAGTTACGCGATTGAATTGTTCGGAAGTCGGGATTCCGCCGGCGCGCAAATGTTTCTCCCATTCTTTTTTCACGTCCTTCGGCAACTCCCGGAGACTCATCTTCAGGTATTCCGGATGATCCGGATATTTCTCCCTCAAAAACGCGTGCAGTTGATTCGCCCCGCCCTTCGGCTTTTTATCGCGGACCTGAATCCCATATTCCGCAAACAACTCCGCCTGGGATCTTCCGCCGATGAAATCTAAAAGGAGTTGCTCGGTCTTTGCGCACCTATCCTTATAGGCGGCCGTCTCACCGGGCGGCTCCGTCAAAAGCAATAACTCATTCTTTTCAAGTTTCTTTTGCTCAATGAACGCTTCCGCAAGGGCACGGAAATTATATGCCTGGCGTAGTCGGACGGTTCTTACGGATTTATGTATCCATTTAAGATAGTCTCCGTGATCGCACAACTCCTTGGCCACAACCATCGTCACCCCGATTCTTAGGGCAAAGAACATGGCCGCGCGTTCGTGCTTTTCGTATTCGTTAAAATCCGTATCAATTTGTGATGCAAGAGATTGTAAAGTTGCAACTGTTGCAACTTTGCCTTTTCCAATTTTCACCACCGCCTGTTCCGGTGGAAGAATTTCAACCGCTTCAGTCTTCTTCTCGCTCATTGATTCCCTCCGTTTAATTTCGCGTATTTCGCGGGCAAAAAATTCCTTACCTTTGCCCAATATTTCTCCGTACTCGCCTTCTTATGTCCGGCCGGTCCGCCGTTCCAGATCCGGGCGCATATCTCTAATTTTTGAATTTCTGTGAGAGCTGGCTTGCCCCTCGTAGCTCCTTGAGCGAAGTGGGGGCGTGCCCAGTGCCGCAAATACAATTCGCAAATCTCTTTTGCCAGGACGGGATTCAATGCGTCCTCGTGCCGGAAATGCGTCTTGTAAATCCTGTTCACGTCCGCAATCACTTCCTTATGGATCTGCAGACATCCCAGTGCCTGGCCATGATCTCCGACAATCCGTGGACTATGGTCCGTGGACTGTGGGCCTGATTCAACAATCATCATCGCCGCAATCAGTGCCGGTAAAAAATTCATATCGTCCTCAATATTCATTCTGACTTCTTCTTCAGAGTCTTCTTGCATTCCAAAACTCCTCCACGCTCCGCCGCGTGATCCTCAGTGCCGGCTTCGGAGTGATCGCGGATCTCACGTCCACCGCCTCTAAACTTCCCTCTTCCATCAAATGCTCCACGTGTCTGGTTGAGCACCCAAGTATTCTCGCCACTTCATCCGGTCGCAAAGTTGGTTTCTCCGGCATCTCTGGCGGCGTCTCTACTCGCCTTCTTAACATCATCTCCACCATCTTATTTTCCTCCGATAGAAGCGGGCGCGCCGTTCCGGACGGCGAACAATCCTGAACTCCGCCGGTTGCTCCCAACGCACCTGCTGTTTTGTTCTTGTTGATTTTTCACAACGTTGTTATCCTTCCGGCATGGTTTCACTCGCTTCAGTCCATCAGCGATGTCTTGAACTTCTTGCCGACGTGCCGAAGTTCCGTTTCGGGTTTCGGCCGAAAGCCGATCCCCACGGACTGCCGGCAACCGAACATGAGATTTTTGTCTCCCTCCGCGAATTAGATTCCCGCGAACGCGCCAGGATAGATGTATTGACGCGGCAGATTGTCCTCGATTGGAAGCGGATCGAAGAGGCCCCTCAGACCTGGTTTTTGATTGAACAACGAGTTCGAGCGGCCGTATTCTTGCTTGAACACATCCTCGGCACGCTGGGGACGGAAGATGAATTAAGTCTTCATAAAGACTCGGCAGACGAAGCCCTCGAATGGGCGCTTGTGAAACTCTGGCCATTTTCCGGCCCGTTGTGGTTTCATCGCGCTTGCCGCTTGATGCATGCCGGCCTTGATCTTTCTTCACGCGAATCTCTGGGACCTTGATCCTCATTTTTCCCCCGATGTTCCGACATCGCTCTGAGCAATCCGCCGCTGGCGAAGCGTCGAGGGGCAACCTTGTTTTTTCTTCCATTCCGCGAACGCTCTCTTCAAAACAAAACTTTCCCTCCGCCCGGAGAGAACCTTCCAGGCATGCGTCCGGCAGCATCCATAAGCCCGGCAGAAGTTCATTAAGCCCGGAATCCCAGGCCGCCTAATTTTTTTCTTGTGTTTCCTCGTGATTTTCATTCTTATATCTCCTTGATTCATAGTGCGCGCTTCATGGCAAAGAATATTTCACAATTTGTTCACACTGTCAACGAAAAAGTGAAAGAAAAGTGAACATGCTTAAAAGGCTGGAAAATCTCAAAAAAGCTAAGACTTTTTCCTGGGGGGAACTCTGTAATTTATTGGAAATATCCAGGACAATGTTGCATTATATCAAAACAGGGGAACGAGAACTAAGCGCTAAGGCGTTGCGCCGTTTAGCTCAAGCAGAAAAGGAAGCGGGCATAGCCATTGTTGGTTTAATTGAACCAGTCAAGCTCACCCGCCGCACGGTTGGCATATATGGCATTGCCCATTGTAGAACCCATAAACCACAGTTTTACGACGCCAAGCAACCCGACCATTTGGTCCCTCAAGTCGAAGTTCCTCCGGGATTATCCCGCGTCAAGCGTCTTGCAGCCTTCAGGGCCAGCGATAATTCCATGGCGCCTATCATCAATGAAAATGACATTATTTTTTTCTCTCCTGATCATGAACTTATAAACGGGAACGTCTGTGTCCTGAAGTATGATGACACGATCGTCTGTAAGCGGTTCTATAAAAATGACAGTATCGTCTCGCTCTCATCCGATGCCACCGGCATCGCCCCCATTGTGCTCAAGCCTGACCAGATTGACTGGGCCTACCGCGCGTTGGAGGTTATAAGCGTGAGAAAGTTGTAATTCAGGAAAGGTAAATTAGTTTATGATTTTTGTTGCAATATTATCCTAACATGTTAGGATATTGCCAGAAAGGGAGAAACAGGTAACATGCTCTGCCCCGCCTGTAAAAAGAAAGTTAAGCCCAGCCATTTCGCCTGCGCCCATATGCGCGATATTGGCAAAATCATGACGGCAAAAAAGCTTGCCGCCGTGCGGCGAAATGCAAAACTCGGCGGGAGACCAAAGAAAAAAGGATAAAACCATGAAAACATTCAATCTGAAGCTGCTGAACGAGACCGGGACGTTATTCATCAAGTACTTCGTATGCCTTGCAATCGTTTTGCTGTCCTCGACCGTATTTGGGCAGATAAATGTTCCGCCGGTTGTCAATCATCAAATCTCTTTTCAGGTCAAGCGTCAAGCAACCAGGGCGACCAGTAAGACCAATTGGCAAACAGAATGGGGGTCTTCGGATAAGGACACATATCGCCAGTTGACAGTGGCAATCGAAATCCGAAATGTGAATAAAACCAACGATTCTTTTACTGTAAATTGGTTTTTTCTCTCGCGTTCTTTAAATAACCGGGCGCTTAAAATCTTTGATTCCGGCAATGAATATATATCTCTGCAATCAACTGAATCAAAGAAACTGTTGAAACAGTCAAAAGAGATAATGTCGAACAATATTGTTTTCGCCACCGAAGGATCTTCAACAAAGACCGGCGAAAAACTTGAAGGATATATTGTCACCCTGACAGATAAAGATGGCAAACCATTTGCCTTTGCCGCATCCTCACATCCGCTGGAAGAATTAGCAAAGAATACCGAGAAAATGAATCAGTTGATTGATAAAAGCATGTCTGACGAAAAATGAAAGATCATGCGTTCCTGCGCCGTGATTGCACTTCGAATTGATCGCTGACTAATTTGCCTGATATTTTGCTTTCCCCCCAAAAAGTCCTGATTCTTAACGGATCGGGGCTTTTTTTTGTCTTTTCACGCCCTCACTCTGACATTTTTCCGCCTTGTCCGGCGTAGTTTCTGCCTGCCCTCCATAACTCCTTGAGCGACGGAGGGGAACGAAGACGGATGAAAATTTCTTGCGAACCGTGCGAACGGGAATTTCCGGCTTCATGTTATTTTCTATCAAAAGACCGAATTCCGCCCCGGTTATGCAGGCGCTAAGAAGGCGTGCAACATCACGATCGCTTGCCTGCATAATCCACGGGGCGAAAGCCCGTAAAAGTATAAATGAACTGTGAACGGTGAACCATGAAAATTACAAACCCATAATGAATAGTTGCCGGGGGATCGGACGTTGCCGTGAACACCAATTGTGCGCGGTTGATGATCCGAACCCCGGCGGCGCTATTGAAAATCATGAATAATATAACTCCCGATCCGCTTTTCTTCCTCGGCTTCATCCTCTGCGTAATTTTTCTCCTCGGAATCGTTAAAATCATCATTGACATCATTCATTCACTCCGCCGCAAGCCGCCGCTCGAGGACGAATTCGCCAAAAAGGGCGAACTTGAAAAACTGGAAATAACCACCAAGCATGAACTCAGCAAACTTGAATTGGCAATCGGCAGCATGCGCGAAGAAATGCGCGCCAACTACGACCGCGTAAACTCCAATGATGAAATCCGCTCCTCAAAAATCCACCGCCGCATTGATGATGTGTTCGGCGCCGTCAGCGAGGTAAAGGGCATCATAAAAAACGTCCCTTGCCTGCGCGGTGCCAAACCCGGCTGTACGGAGTAAAAAAACCATGAATATTTTACCTGAAGAACGCGAAACCCAACTCCGCCTCGGCATCCTCCGCATCCTTGATCAATGCGCCGGCTACCTCCTGCCGGAATCCACCCTTTTCGTTCATCTCAATTGCGAGATTGCGCCTCCGGTAATCAGCTCCGAATTTAACACTTCGCTCCGTTATCTCGATGGCCTGGGTGCCGTCTCTAATATCCGCCCCGAAATCGGTGGTCCCGTCAAGTGGAAAATCACCGATAAGGGCCGCGCCCTTCTCAACGAGGCTTTGAACGCATGAAGAAACCGAGATCAGATGCCAAACTCCTGAATCTTCCGGAAGAGCAACAAGCTCTTCTTGCGGAACATTTGCTTTCCGGCATGCGCTATCATGATGCAAAGAAATTCGTCCAGGCCGAATTTCAAGTAACAACTTCATTAGCTTCCTTGTCCGCTTTTTGGGACGAGGTATGCACCTCGGCGCTGATCACCCGGCGTCAGCAAGCCGTTACCACGGCCGACGAAATAGCCGCCGAGGTACAAAAAAAGCCGGGACAATTTGATTCCGCAACCATTGACGCCATCAAACAAAAAGCCTTTGAACTTTCAATTTCACCCCGCTCCGCCCCGGGTGAAGTCCATGACCTGTTCTCCCTGATCCTCAAGGCCAAGGATCAGGAACTCAAAAACAAGGATATTGATATCAAGATCAGGCGGTTGGAACTGGCGGAACAGCAATTGGACAAAGTCAAATCGGCGTTGACCGATGGCTCCAAATCCATGACCCAGCGCGAAGCGCGCATGAAGGAAATTTTCGGTTTATGAAATCTCAAATCGTTAAATCTGAAATCCCGTGGATAAATCCTTATCCCAAGGATGATCCGCGTTCCTTGCTCCTGGAATATCAGGACCGCTTCTGGCGCGATGAGTCCCGATTCAAATTCGGCCTTTGGTCTCGTCAGACCGGCAAGGATTTTACTTTGGAAGGCGAGGCGGTCGAGGATTGTTTGAAGCGCCCTAAGACTCAGTGGATGATCGCCGCCCCCTCCGAACGCCAATCCCTGGAATCGCTTGATAAGGCCAAGGATTGGGCCACTGCCTTTAAACTCCTGATTGATGACTACACCGAGCGGCGCGAGTCCAGTAATCCGGAATCCATGATCAGGAGCGCCGAAATTACTTTCCGTAATGGCTCCCGGATCCGCGCGGTCCCCGGCAAGCCCGATACCGTGCGCGGCACTTCCGCCAATATCGGTCTGACCGAATTTGATTTCTTCGAGGATCCCGATAAAACTTGGCGCGCCATCCTACCTTCAATTACAAATCCCCTGCGCGGCGGCCAGAAACGGGCCATCATTATCACCACGCCAAACGGCGTCGGTAGCGCCGGTCATAAAATCTGGACCAAGAAAGACGGCAAAACAAAATGGTCGCGGCACTTGGTCACGATTTATGATGCCGTGCGCATGGGCCTGCCCGTTGACATCGAGGAACTGAAAGAAATCTTTGACGATCCCGATGGATGGGCGCAGGAATTTGAATGCCAATGGCTCGATGGCGTGGCCTACCTATTGCCCTATGATCTCCTTGCCATGGCCGAGAGCGCCGACGCCACGGAATCATGGAGCGGCCTTTTCGATGTGCGCCACGTCAACCCGGTTTTCTGCGGCATTGACTTCGGCCGCCAGAACGATCCGACTGTCTGCTGGACCTTGGAACAGATTGGCGACGTGCTCTGGACGCGCGAGGTGCTTGTCCTAAATAAGATCAGTTCCCCGGATCAGGAACAGATCCTCCGCAATCGCATCGCCGCATCCCGGCGTTCCTGCTTCGATTACACCGGTCCCGGCATTGGTCTGGGCGATTATCTGGTCAAGGCGCATCAGGAATGGAAACCTGAACAGGATAAATTCGGCAAGGTCGAACTCTGTACGTTCACACCAAATTTCAAACGTGAACTCTTCCCGCGTCTGCGCCGTAAATTTGAAGCTCCAGTAAAACTCCGCATTCCGATCTCCCGCGTCATCCGTGAAGATCTCCATGAAATGAAACAGGTCATAACCAACGGCCAGTATAATTACTGGAGTCCGCGCACGCGCGAAGGTCATTCCGACCGTTGCACCGCCCTTGCATTGGCCGTGCGCGCAGCCGGAAAGGCCTCTGGCCCATTTTGTTTCCAATCCGTCTCCAATCCCCGAATTTCATCCGTCCGCCGCTCGCGTAAAGGAATCTTGATCTAATGCCTTCAAAATCCAAAATCAAAAAATCTACGCTCGTCAGCGCCGCGCGCGTCCAATCCTACATCCGCTCCCGTTTCAATCCCATCCGTTCTTTGACTCCGGAACTGCTCTCTCAATATCTTGACGCTTTCAAGACCGGTTATTTGCGCCAGTGCGCCCTGGTCTGGGACGCCATTGAAGAGCGCGATTATATCCTCTCCACCGTCATTCCAAAGCGCAAAGCGGCCGCCGCCCGGCATGGATGGGAAATCCTCACACTGGATTCAGTTGACGAGTCCATAAAAAAAGAGGCCGAGCTTCACAAACAAGCGCTCGAGGCGTTCTACAACAATCTTACCGTCACCAACGCGATTGATGAAAACGAGCGCGGCGAAGTCTCGCTCCTCCTGCGCCAAATGATGTCCGCCGTCGGCTATCGCTACGCGGTTCATGAAATCGTCTGGCATCCTGATGTAGGAGTCTCGCCCCGCCGAGACGATCAGCAATTTAGTCTTTCCGCCGAACTCCGCTTCGTCCCCGTCTGGTTTTTTGAAAACACCAAGGGGAAACTCCGCTATCTCCAGTCCGAAGGCGCCATTGAAGGCGTGGACATGGAAGATGGTTCCTGGCTTGTTTCCGTCGCCCAGGGACTCATGACCGCCTGTTCCGTAGCCTATATCTACAAATCCATGTCTCTCAAGGACTGGGTCATTTACAACGAGCGCCACGGCATGCCCGGGATCCACGGTAAAACCGATGCCGCCAAGGATTCCGATGAATGGAATTCGCTCTTTACCGCTGTCCAAAACTTTTCCCAGGATTGGGGCATGGTCACCAACCAAGGCGCCACGATTGAAAAAATTGACATGGCCACCACCGGCCAACTCCCTTATCCGCCCCTGGTTGAGCTCATGGACCGCGCCATGTCCGCCCTCTGGCGCGGCGCGGATCTCTCCACGATCAGCGGAAAAACCTCCGAGGGCGGCCAGGGCGCCAGCCTACAGGGCGATGAATCAAAAACCTTGGAAGAGGATGACGCCAAATGGCTTTCCGAAACACTTTCCCGCAATCTTGATCGCCGCGTGATTGAATACACTTTCGGCAAAGGCGTCCAGCCGTTGGCCTACATCAAAATCAAGACCGCGCAAAAGAAGGAAATCCCCACGGAAATTCAGGTTGATCAATTCCTCCTCGCCGCCGGCGCCCCGGTCGGCGTCAAAAACACTCTTGAGCGCTATAATCGGCCTATGCCGGATCCGAACGATAAACTTCTTACTCCTCCATCAGCCTTCAGCCTACAGCCTTCAGCCTTTTCTTCATCACCCGCCCCGGCCATCTCCCCGGGGCAACCCACCGACGGGGACGCTGGTAACCGCCCCAGCGAGAAAACGAGGGTATCAACTTCCGCCCTCGGCCCCGTCGGCCTCTCTTTAAGAAATGCAGAGGGTAGAATGCAGAATGCAGAATTTTATCCTCCTGGAAATAGTCAGTTAGTTTCCGCCGCAGTGGCGGAAACATTAGGCGTCCGTTCCGAATGGCTTGCGCCGTTCTTCGCGCATCTTGAGGACATTGCGCAAAACGGCTTACTCTCCGATGCCGAATTGCTGGATGCCATCGAGGACTTTGCCAAATCGCTCCCGGAGATTCTGTCCGCCGATAAAGTGCAGCAAACTGCCGCCGTTCTTAAGAAAATCATCTCCGAATCAATTAAACAGGGGTTGCAATCATGATCTTAATTCAAAATCGCCAACCCGGATTGCCAAAATGCCCTACAAAGCCCGATCGTCGCCATTTTCCCTCCACCCGCACAAAACCTCGTTCGACCGGGCGATCGCCAGATTGCAATGGATTGCAGTCAAATTGCAATGGCATCCTGAAAAAAGGTGGAAAAGATGAAAATTAAAATCCAGAATATGAAATTGAAAATCTTTGGCGCCGCATTGGCCATCTCTGCCTTCCTGCTCATTGGCCTGCCATTTTATTCCTTCGCAGTCGAGCCCGCTCATAAAGGGGCTGAAGTTACCAAGCGCACTTTTTTCGCCACTGGCGGAAAGGCGCTAAGTTTCCCCCTCAAACAATCGCTGTTCTGGTGGGATGGCGGCACGTCGGACCGCAGAAATGCCTCCTCCACCTGGGATTGGATGGCGCGTGATATAAGCGACGCAAAGCGTTCACGGATGTATGCCAAGTTGAATTCCTACGGCATCAACACGATAACATTTATCGTGTTCAATATGGTGGATACAAGCAAGGGTGTCGTCAATCCGTTCCTTGGCTGCCCAAAGGCCGCTCAGATCATGGCCGGTAATATGGCCGTTGATGAGCCGGAACTTGCGCGTTGGAAAGAACGCCTTGAGTTGGGGAAATCCGCCGGCGTGAATCTGATTCCCTGCCTGTTCTGCGGTGATGATTCCGCCACTACACGGAATACTGCCTTTCATGAATTCTTTTTGAAATATGCGATACCCTGGCTTGATCCTTACAGTGCCGGTTATCTCATATCCACCGAAGCCTCCAAGAGTATGAACGCCGTGCAGATGTATAACATGATTGAGTACATCAAGCGTTACACCTCCAAACCGGTCGGCGTGCATCTCGCGGTGGACGATATTGATCTCTTGCCTTCGAACGCCGACTGGCTTGCCATGGAGAACAGTTATAACCCCTGGGATTGCGACGAAAACAGCGTCGCGGATGCGATCGCGGAATTGAAAGCCGCAATCAAGTATTGCTCGGCACGCGGCATCGCGGTCTTTTGGCTTGAGGAAGGCGTCTATTGTGAAGGCAGTTTGTCACGTCAGAAATCCCGGACTGCGGCAGGCATCGCCGGCTGTTATGGCCTGCCCGGACCAAATTGATGAAAGGGAGAACTATGCACAAAATAAAAATCTTCGTCTTCGTTTCCCTGGTCGCTGTCTGCCTTTGTACTTTTCTCCCCTCCTGCGCCCGCTTGAATATTCACACGGCATATTGGGATATGAACGCCAATACGTTTTGCAAGGAAATTCAGGTTCCTGAAACTACCGTGTCTATCGTTACCTCAAAAGCCGGTTATTCAAATACCAGCATTTGCGTGAAAGGTTATCATTCAACAGTCAACGCCGCAGCCTTTGAAAGTATAATGACCAAGGTAATGGAAGATGTTGTTGCGATGGGAATCAAGGCATGGGTAATGAAATGAAAAGACTCTTCGTCAGATCAGGCGGCGGAATGCCCGGACTTGATATTCATGCCGGAATGTGGAAGGCCCTGCATGAAGCCGGCATTGATTCCACCGATTGCATCGGCACTTCCGCCGGCGCAATCATTTCCGGCGTGGATGCCGCCGGCCATAGCTCCACGGAATTTTCCACGTTCCTCGCCTCCCTGGCCGATGACGATGTCCGCCATGAACGGCTTTTTTGGAAAGCTCGCTTTGCCTTAATTGATTACTTTATGGAATCCGACCGTATCTTGAAATTAATCCGCGACTGGACTTACCCCTCGCTGAAGCCGCTTTCCGTTGTCGCCACTCGCGCCCGCGATGGTGCGCGAAAAGACTTTTATTTTAATGGTTCTTATCTGGATGATTTCTCTCTCTGCATCCTCGCCTCCATGTCAATCTGCGGAGTTTTTCCAAAAGTCACGATCGGCGAGGAAGAATACGTTGATGGCGGCGTCCGCGCAAATTTACCGCTCCCGCTGAATTGGAAGGAATACGACGAGGTCTATCTGTTGATCGCCTCCGGCCGCCCGGAAGTTTATCATAAGGAAACCGGTCTCCTGACCAACCTTTTTAAAAATATCGGTTGGCTCATGCAGGACCAGATTCTTGATGTGCTTGATCAATCCACCAATGCCTCCGCCTTTGGCGAGACCTCGCCTTCTTTTGGCGGGCAATACGTCCACGTCCTTTGGCCGCCTCTTAACACTCCCAAAGGCACTCTCCGTTTTGATCACGATCTCATTGACCAAGCGTATCAATGGACCGCTTCCAAAATCGCAGAACTCAAAACTCAATCAAGAAAGGACTCACTATGAAACTTCTAAACACCCTCACGCCGATACTTCTTCTCTGCGTCCTCTGCGTCTCTGCGGTGCAATTATTCGCCGATGGCTTCTTTGTCGCCTCCGACACTTACGTCGTCACCAACTCTTCCACCGCCGTGATCTCCGTGACCAATCATCCGCAGTTTGCCGGCGCCAACAGCGCCTGGCGTCCGGCTGGCATCCTGGCCAATTTCCACGATTCGCCCACCGGCGCGGTCCTGCGTGTTGACCATGTCCGCACCGGAGTTTCCAATCCGCACATCAGCACAAATTTAATCGCCGTCACCAATACGCTCTTTTCAACCAACGCCGCCGGCGCCACGGCCTCCTTTATCTGGATCCCGGGCGCCGCCTATACGGTTGTGCCAGCCACCGATCACTTGCTCATCACAACCTCCAGTACCAATGCCGAAATCATTCTTAATAAAAACGGGGAGTAAAAACTATGACTGAAAAAATCGCAAATCGGCAATCGCAAATCGAAAATTTGAGTTGCCTCTCCAACTCTTTCTCCATTCAAGCCGATTGGCTCCGGATTCCCTACGGCGATCATCCGCATCCTCAAAATGCCGTCCAGCGCCTGACGCGTCAGACCGCTGAAGCTCTCTCAAATAACTTTCACGGCATCGCCGCCCGTCTCGGCCGCTTCTTCGGTGGCAAGCCAATCTTCGTCGGCCATCCCGATGATCCCCGGCTGGCCAATGAATATCCCGATAAAAAATCCTACGGCTGGATCATGGACATGGAAGCCCGCGAGGATGGACTCTACCTGAAACCCAAATGGAGCCGCGATGGGGAGGAACTCATCGCCAACGCGCATTATAAATGGTTCAGCCCGTTCTGGGGCTGTAGCGACCTGGTCCGCGAAAACGGCAAACGCATTGTGACCCCGATGCGCCTCATTTCCCTCGGCCTCACAAATTCACCCGTTATCAACGGCATGATGCCGTTGGCAAATGAAGCGTCCGGCATAGCCGCTGCGGCGACGACGGAACAAACAACACAAAATCCGCCTGAAGCGGAGAAAGGAACAATGAAAAATAAACTAATAACGTTACTCGGCCTCGCCAACGAGGCCACCGAGGAGCAGATCCTCGCCACCGCAACCGCCCTCAAGACCGGCGCCGCCACGGCAGAATCTGCGCTCGCCAATGAAAAAACGGCATCTGCCGGCAAGGATTCCGAGATCTCAAATTTGAAATCTGAAATCGCCGTTTCGACGACCAACCTCGCCAATGAGCGCACCGAGCGCACAGCGAAGGAAACGGCCTTGCAGACCGAAATCGCCAATGAGCGCAAGGCGCGAATCGTCCTTGTTCTGGATAACGCCATCGCCGTCGGCAAAATCACCGCCGCCCAGCGTCCGCAATGGGCCGCCGATTTGGAGAAGGATCTCGATGGCAAACTGGTTGAGCTCTCCAACGCCAAGTCCGTCATGAACACGGAATCCAAGACCAAGGGTCTCGGCACGCGTAATGCCAATGCCGTCGCTGATCGTGACGCCTCAATCCGCCGCGATAAGGTACTCAACCTCGTTAATGAAAAAATGCAGAAAACCGGCGAAGATTATGAAACCGCCTTCGCCAATATACGAAAGGAGCAACCCGCGCTGTTCGCTGATATGAAACAGCCGCAAAAGAAATAATCAACTTTGATTCTGTCCGAAACCGTGAACCCTGAACTAAACAAAAAAAAATAGAAAGAGGAACATCATGATCCGTTACTTAATTCATAAATTGAAAGTGAGAGCATGCGCCAGGCGTTTTTCGCTCTTCGCCAACATCGCCGAGGGAACCCATGGCGATGGCAACATCACCAAAAAGGTTGATGCCGTCCAGGCGCTCCGCCATGCCCTGGTCAAGTTCGGCTCCGACGCCGATCACGTCGCCGTCACGACCGCCGACACGGAGATCCCGCTCGGCATCTGCGACGACGAAGCCGCCACGATTGAGGACAATATCAATGTCCAGGTCCTTGGTCAAAAACCGGGAACCATTCTCGGCCGTGCCCATGCCGCGATTGACGCCGGCGATTTGCTGGTCCCCGCCGCCGCCGGCCGTGTCCAGACGATTGATGGTCTCTCAAGCGTCACAACTTATGTCATCGGCATTGCCCTCAATGCCGCCACAACCCAGGACGACCTGGTGGAAATCGCCCACTGCGTCCCCGTCCAACGCGTCATCGCGTAACCGTGGAGGGACGCGCTCCCTGGCCGACGCTCCCTGGCCGGCCCGAGTCCGGCTCGGGCACAGGCGGGAAGGCTGTCGCGTCCTTTCCGTTAATCCAAAATCCATAACCTGAACCCCAAAAAAATAAGGAACAAGAAAATATGAAAAAAGAACTCATTCTCTCCAACGCCGGTCTCCTGGCCCTCCGCCGGGATGACGGCAATCTCGCCCCCGGTGAAATCTGCCTGGCAAACGAAGCCCGTTTCACCGAGCAGTTTTACTCGGAGCCCCTGACAGCTTTCGGCATCGGCTTCCGGGATCCGGCCGATATCGAGGGCGAGCTTGAATTCGTCGCCCCGCGCGTCCCCACCGGCCGCCGGTTTGAATTCAAAAAGGCCACCAACGCCGAGGAGTTCTACTCCGAAACGGATGACGAGCGCGGGATCGGCGCGGACTTCAAACGCGTTGCATACACCGGCACGTCGGTCAATGAAAAGACCATCAACAAGGGACTGACGTTCCGCGCGGACCTTGACCAGTATGCCGACCAGCCCAACTGGCGCGAATCCATCACCGGCAAACTGATCCGCCGCATCTGGCGCAATGACCTGCGCCGGGCCAAGACGGTCCTCGCCGCCGCCGCCAACAACACGGCCAAGACGTGGGACACCACCGCCCTCAAGGATCCCGATCTGGATGTTCTCAATGACTTGGTGGCCGCCGCCGATGTCAGCGGCATTCAGCCTAACCGGATACTGTACGGCCAAACGGCCTGGGCAAAACGCCTCCTGTCTCTGCGCGCCCAGAACCTCAAGGGCCAGGGCAACAGCGCCACGCTGACCCCGGCTGAACTGGCCGCATGGTTGGGTGTTGATGATCTCCGTGTCTCCAAGGCGCGTTATGCCTCGTCCGCGACCGCCAAGACCCAGCTTGTCGCCAACCTGGTGCTGATGTACTACGCCGAGGCCGGCCAGTCACCGGATGAAGCCTCCAACATCAAGCGCTTCGTCAGCGCAGTTGAAGGCGGCGGATTCCTCCGCGTCTATGAACAGCAGGTCAGCGCTAAACTGGTTGACATCACGGTTGAGCATTACAGCAACATCGTGATCACCAGCTCGGGTAACAGCATTCGCAAATTCACGGTCTCGTAAGCGGATATCAGAAGTCATATTTTCAGAGGTCAGTCCGATCCTGGCCTCTGACTTCTGGCCGCTGAATTCTCGTTCCTGAAAAATAAAAACACGAAAGGATTTTCCATGAAATTTTCAAAAATAAATTCGCTGATGGCCATGCTGTTCTGGCTGTTCATTTTAGCCTTCAGCTTTCAGCCTTCAGCCTTTTCGGACGGCGGCGCTGATTACGGTCGCGGCCCGGAGACCGATCCGGTCGCCATGGCCGCCCTCGCGGGATCTTCGAATGCCATGACCATCGGCACGCTGACCGCCAATAACGAAACAATCCGGACCAACCTCACTATGAGCGCCTTGACGGCCAACAAGGTGGTATTCAGTGGCGCCACCAAAATTCTGACCACCACCGCGCCCGACGAGGTTAAGAAGCTGGCGGTTACGAATGCCACGGCAACTGCGACGATCACGCCGCAAGCGCCCAGCGCGCATACTCCGACGATTACGGTTACGCCGCAATCTCCGAGTGCGCATACACCGACGATTACATTGACACCGGAAACGGCCGATGTGGTCACGAGTATTGGCGTAGTTGATGAAGCCCCCAGCGCGGTTACTCCGACGATCACGGTGACACCTCAGGCTCCGTCCACGGTTACGCCGACGATTACGATTACGTTGTATTCTACAACGTTCTACGATTCAACCGGCGCGGCTTGCACGAATGCGGCCGGCGCAATTGCTGCGGTTGTTACCGGAGTTACAGCTACGTGTTCGGCTCTGCCGGATTTCGTTACGAATGCAACGGCGGCGTGTTCGGCACTGCCTTTATTTATTACCAACACAGTGTTGAGCTATACGAGCGGAGCGGCCGCCTGGACTAATGCAACGGCGGCGTGTTCGGCGCTGCCTTTGTTTGCTACGAACGCGACGGCAACAAGTTCGGCTTTGCCTTTGTTTGCGACCAATGCCACGTCCACAGTAACGATTACACCGGAAACAGATACGTTCTTGGTTCCGTAACTTACCATGTCCTGGACAACCATAACCGTCTCTGACCTCAAAGATGCAAAGGTCTCCGCCCTTGTGGAGGCCTGCCGCACTGCCGCCCTCGGTGCCGGCCAGGCTGATCCCGTGCCGGGAATAATCTCGAACGTGATCACCCGGGTCCGGGCCGAGGTGGCAAGCTGTGAAGAAAACAGTCTGGATGCGGATGTCGCCACGATCCCGGCGGATCTCAAGACTCTCGCCTGCCGGATGATCATGCGCGAGGCGGTTTCCCGTCTCCGCAAATCCCTGACCGATGATGAGCGCGAGGAACAACGTAACGACCTGCGTTACCTTGAACGTATCGCCGAAGGCAAGGTCAAGGTCTCCTCCACTGATAATCCGATCTCCACCGAGGTGCAGAGCGGTGGCGCGATCGAACAAGTCTCAACCCCGGTCCGCACCGCCACCCGCACTAAATTGGCCGGCTTATGAAATCTGTAATCTCAAATCTGAAATTTATTTTCTTCACTTTGTGCCTTTGTGCCTCTGCCCCTTTGTGCCTTTCCCTGGAACCCGCCACGGCGACCATCACCAACTTCCGCGACGAAGCCGAGGCTTACGTCCTTGATTCCACCGGCGCAAAACTCACCTGCTACCACAATGCGCCCCTTCTGTTGACCAATTGCATTGCCTTTGCAGGACCGACCACCAATTCCGCGCGCCTCAACCTTACCGGTGTTACTTCCACTCTTAAACTCGGCACTGCAACTTCAAATTTTTTATACACCGTTTATGCCGCGAACGCCACAAACGGCACCTGGTGGGCGCTAATCAGTTCCGTCCCCACAAATTGGACCGAAGACTACCTTCAGTTAAAATGCACCAACTCCTCAACCATCTTTATTTTTCCGTGGAAAATCTTAAAAACAAAATCTCCATTATGAAAACCGAAATCAGCATGAAATGCCTATAAAAATCACAACTTCACCTTTGCCGGCCGCCGTTGAATATCTCGGCCGCAAATCGCTCGTCCCTTCCGCGATGCGCTCCGCCGACTGGGCGCGGATTCTTCCGCAATTAACCGCCCGCTCGCAACTCTCCGCCGGTGTCGAGGACGTCCGCTTCCTCCAGACCGTCCAGGATAAACTATTGAACGTCGTTAAAATGCAGCGTGAACAGGTCGCCCATGGGGAAGCCTATGTTAACCGCGATTCCTTCATCGCCGATTTGCGCCGGGTTGCCCGCGAACAAGGAATCGGTTTATCCCCCGAAGCCTTGGCGAAGGGGGACGCCGGCACTCTTAAAGATGTCCAATCCTCCGCCCGCCTGGGGCTGATTTATGACATGCAAATTAGCCAGGCACAAAATTTTGTCCGCTGGAAAACGGATCAGGATCCGGATGTCCTCAATGCCTTCCCCGCCCAGGAACTGCTCCGCGTGGAAGAACGCGTCAATAAACGCGACTGGCCATCCCGCTGGCGCGCCGCTGGTGGCAAGTTCTACAACGGTTTTATGATAGCCCTGAAGAACGATCCCGTCTGGGTAAATATTTCCACTTTCAGAACTCCTTGGCCACCCTTTGACTGGGGTTCTGGCATGGGTGTCCGAGATGTTGACCGCCGCGCCGCCATCGCTCTCGGCCTTCTGGATCCCGGGGAACAGATCGCCCCCGACGACATAGGGTTCAATGATAACCTCGAAATTGATATCGCCACGCTCGCCCCGGCGTTCATTGATCAACTCACATCCATCTTTGGAAACCTCATCAAAATTTCAGAAGGTAAATTAAAATGGATGGGCTCTTAACCCTTATAAAAACATGTTATCCATAAACATACAATCACCCGATCTCGCCCCGGAAGTTACACGCCTCATTGCTCTCGAAAAAAGCGTGGAACCGGTGCGCATTCTGAAAGCCGCCGGCAAACAGCTTGAAACGGATCTGCAGGACCATTTCAGCGCTCGGAATTCGGAGCCGAACAAGCGGGGTTTTCCCAAGCGCAATTTCTGGGCCGGCATTCGGCGCTCTACCGCTCTCGCTTCCGTTTCCGATTCCGAAGCCGTAGTATCTATTTCCAATCCGGCCATCAATCAGAAAGTTTATGGCGGAACCATCACTCCCAAGAGCGGTCGTGCGCTTGCCCTCCCCATGAATGCGGATGCCGACAAAGCCGGTTCGCCGCGCGCACTGCCGACAAATTTCCTCCACCTCATCGTCACCAAATCCGGCGTTTATCTGGTCGAACGCGAGGCCACCAAAATCGGCCTGAGTCGCAGGAAAAAAGGCGGTTACAGACCGACGGGTGAAATGGGCGGCCGGTTCTGGTATCACCTTGTCCCATCCGTCACGCAAAAAAAAGATGAACGCGCCTTGCCGGAGCCATCTTATTTGGAAGGTAGTGTCACGGCCGCCATTCGCGGCGTCTTTGAAAAGGAACTTGAAAAATCATAAAGGTAGGGCGGGACAGCCGGCCCCGCCGTCCGGATCCCCTCCATAGGAGGGGTGGCCGAACGGCCGGGGTTGGGTTGTTCCAATCTTAAATCGAAAATGAGTTTACTCCAGTCATTACAGACCGATTGCCAGACCCGCCTGCAGGCGCAGTCCTTTTTCTCGGCCGCGCCAATTATTCCGGTTTATTATCAGATACAAAAAGACATCCAGTCGGAATTGAACGAAACCCTCCTTCGGCTGGGCGTCGGCGTCATCATGCTCTCCGCGCGCTTGGGCAACAAATCCCCGGCCGCCGGCTCTTACCCAAAATGGGACCGTGTCGAAATCGTCGCCCGCGTGATCGAGGACGTGACCATCAATCGCGGTTCTTCCGGTACCGGTCAATCCGCCGATCTCATCGCCGAGGCCGTCGCCTATTATCTCCACTCCTGGGCGCCGGCCTGCACCGGATACAAACTTATTTGCGACGATGTCCACATCGTTGATGACCCGGAAAATTTAATTTACGACGTGCATCTGTTTTCAGGAGGTTTGAGCAATTCCGAACCAGTAAGGATTTAAATAAAGAAAGGAACATATATGAGCGCAAAAACAGAAAGCTTACCTGCCGGTTCTTCAATCGAAAATCGGCAATCGGCAATCGAAAATTCAAAGATAGTCGTCCGCAACAAGGCCGGCATCAGTCGAAGGGCCCGCAAATCAGAACTCAAATGGTTTGCCGACCGAGGCTTCGTTCCGGAGGAAAACCAGAAGTCAGAATCTTAAATCGCAAATCGAAAATAAAGAAAGGATACCACCATGGCAGACAAAGCAATATTATACGGAGCCTCCGAAGGCTTCGGCGCAATCAGCGGCTGGAACGCAAAATCCACCAAGTCGCCCGAAACCCACGAGCGCAAAACCGCCCACGACGATAAAGGTGATGAAGCCGCCTCAAAACTCGTCGGCGAAAAGACGGAAGTCTCGTCCGATTACGAGTGCGAACAGGATGCTAACACCATCCCCTCCGCGATCGGCGCCCTGGTGAACAGCTTCATCCTCACCGAGATCGCCATCAAGACGTCCGCCGAGGCCGCCCAGATGTCCCTGCGCGGACATAATCACGGTGAAAACGCCCATGCCTCCTCGCCCGCGCTCCGGACCGCCACCCATGCCATCGCCGTGACGAAAGCTTTCGGCGCGATTGACTTCCTTGGCGGAACCGCCGGAACAGATGCATCCGTCGTCAGTGGTGACTGCACCATCAAGTGCGATCATCATGATCAGGATGATGGCGACGGCGATCACCTCGTCGGCGAAAATTGCAACGCCATGATCGAGTGCGTCACGACTTGGTCGGGCGTGCCCTCCGTGGTCGCCGAGGCAGGCTGGGATGTCACGGTTGAATCAAGCGAAGACGAAGCGACCGGATTCATTAAAACCGTCGTAACCGGAACCAAGAAAATTGCGATGACATAATCTGAATTCCGCTCTGCTCTTCGGATCCCCTCCTTGGAGGGGTGCCCGAAGGGCGGGGGTGGGTTCTTTCAATCCAAAATCGCAAAACGGAAATCGAAAATGATTATACCAAAGCCCAAATTCCACCGCCTCGCCCAGGAGGCCGTTGACCAGCTCGCCAGGGAAGGCATCGTCTGCACGCCGGATGAAATTTTATGGCTGCAATATATGGCTGAGAAAGCAAGCAGACCGGCACGCTCTGATGAATTATTATTCCTTGACCTGCCTGTTCCCTGCGGCAATGTCCTGCTCTGGCCGATCTCGATTGGCGCGCGAATATGGCTTGCGCAATACGGCAAGCCGTGGTTCGCCGGTACAGGCGATCTCGAGGAGTTGGTCTTCGCCTTCGCCATGGCGCACAGCCGGGATCCGGAAGTTTTTGCCGGCTTGAATTCCTGCCTCAAGGCCCGCATGAAAGTCGCCCTCTGGGCCCGTAAAATCAAGGCCACACGCCGCGAGTTGAACGAGGCCATAAGCCGTTGCCTTACCCCGGAAGATTCCGACCTGATTGAAGTCGAAGGACCGAAACCGAAGAACCCAACCGCGAGCGCTTCCGATTACGGCGATTGCCTTGCCCTGCTTTGCTATTTTTACGGCGAGTCACCGAGCCACTGGTTATGGAAAATCGGCGAGGATGAATGCGCTGATCTGCTCAATAAAATCGCGGGAGTGCTCCCGGCCGATAAACGGGTTGATTCCGCCGATGCGAAATTTATCGCCCTGTCGAAATTCCGCCTGGTGGTAAATCATATCAGGAAGCTTCGGAACGAGTCTGACTCCACCGATCAACCGGAGGGGAATAAATGAGAGGTGTCTTGCATAACCTCGTCGCCCTTTGCCTTCGCGGCCGCAAAAATAGCGGACCCAAAATGCGCGACAACAATCAGGAACGTCAGTTCGTACTGCGAATCAAAAAAGAAATACCATCCCAGCCCCGCCGTAATTATCCAGCATATTGCCGGGAATATACTGCCAAGGAGCAATTGCCCAAGACCGGGGACTATAAGAGAGATCAAAAAATACCAAGCCGGAGAAGTTGGCGAGGGTTGATTTTCGTAATGCGGCTGAGTTGGCGGAACCGGTTTACGGGATTTTATCGGCGGATCCGATCGGCGCCGGAATTCAATTTCTGGACCATCATTAAATGCAACCATTTTTTCCTCTTTTCTGATTTTAAAATAGCATAACCCCATCCAATGTCAACTGAATTGCAATATAAAATCCTTTTCAACGCCGATACTTCCGGCGCCCGCGCCGCCGCCGCTGCGCTTACCTCCCTTTCAGCCGATGGTCGCGCGGGATTGGAAGCCCTGGGGAAAGAATCCGGCGGCACAGGAAATGCCCTGGATGCCATGGCTTCCAGATCCGGATATGCCCGCCAGTCATTCGTGGGCATGGAAATGGCCGCGCGCGGCAATACGTCCGCTATTTTCGGCGTTGCTCAATCTGTTCGCGCCCTGATTCAATCATTCTCCGCCGGCATGGGCCCCATCTCCGTTATCACTCTTGCCTTGACCGCCGGAGCCAAGGTCATGGAGTATTTCACGAATAAATACAACGAGGAAGCCAAAGCCTCGCTTGACGCCGCCAATAAAACAGCCGAATTTTCCAAGGCGTTAAAATCGCTCATGGAAAAACAACGCGAGGTATCCTATTCGCTGGAACAGCAAATAAAATGGCTGGATAAAATCGGCTCCTATTATGACTACGCCGCCGGCGCCACGGATAAATATGCCGATGCTCTCAAAAAATCACAGGCCGCCGAAATTGCCATAAAATCGGCCAGGGTTGACGTGAAAGAAGCCGGAGCTTTATTGCGTTCCGGTAACGCGCCAGGCGCCGCCGACGCCATCAAGCTCCAAGCCGAACGTGATCGCGGAATCATTGAGCGCGAACAAAAAAAGACGGAACTGCTGAATGAGAAATGGGCGCTCCAGCGCAAACAGCAAATCACTGGAGAAACAATCCGTGATCTCGGCGTCCAGCGCGCGCCTGCCCCGGATATCGCCAAGGCTGAAAACCGGCTTTCAGCCTTGAAAGAACAACGTGACGCTTCCCGGCAAAATCACGAAGAATATTTAAAACTCCAGACGGCGATCGTCGAACTGGAAGCAAAACTCAAGGAACTCAAACACCAGGAAAAACAGCGCCTTGAAACCCTTGAAGATCAATTACAGGAAAAGAACAGTCAACTGCTCGCACTCCAGCAGGATCTCGATGACAATGCAAAATTACAGACTGCATTGGAACTTCAAGGCAAGGCCGAGGAAGCACGCCTGAAACAGCAGGAAAAAATCAATGCCGAAAACCTGAAGGAACTCCAGCTTAAAAACCAGGCCGCCGAGCTCACGAAAGCGATCGGTGAACAACAGAATGCAAATGCTAAAGCCCTGGATGCCGCCCGTGCAAAAGAACAAGGGCTCGCCGGAAAAGCGAAAGCCGCCTGGGTACGCGCTGAAACACCGGGCCCGATTCCCAAAACACCGCAAGAACGAATTGATAAAGCAAAAAAGAAGGCCGCGCACGGTATCCGTTCGCCGGAAATTTCCGCTCTCACCGATCCTGAAAATCAGAAAAGAATCGCGGCAGGCGAAAATATTGACGAAGTTATAAGGAGAGCCAAGGCGTTAAACTGGGCACAGAACAGGCGAGGGTACGGAAATCGCCGCGCCGATGCTTACTCCGAAGCCGGCGGACTTCGCGGCGCGGCCGAGGCGGCCAAAGCCGCGCGTGAAAAAATGGAAGCAAAACAAGCCGAGGATATCGGCAAGATGGAAGCGCATTTGAAAAATATTAAAACCGCCATAGAAAAAGGCGCATTCCAAAGGACTTGATAATTATGTCCGACGGCTGGCTAAATACTCCAGTTGAAATCATAGACAACTACCGCGTAGTGGATGAATACCAGTTCATTTACTGGGTGGCCGGCACCATCTCTTACCGCAAGCGGAAACTTACCTATACCACATACCGCTACGTCGGTTGCGGCTACACCGCCGCGCAAGCCAAGGCGGATGAACTCAATAACGATGATGATTTCAGCGATATCAATGTTGCCCCCGTAGAGGGCGGCCAATATCACGTTATAGGAACACAAAAGGTCAAGGGTGAATGGAGCGCGTGGATATACGACTCTTCCGGCGAGGAACCCGAATCATAGGAATAAAAATGTACCCGTTGAAAAACAATCACAAATCCGGTGAGGGCCTGCGCTTTCTTTCCGCCGACGAGATTAACACGATCGCAAACATGCTCAATGGTTTACGGGTTGACGTGGACCAGAATCTTGACCATGCCGAGGTCCAGGCCCCGAACCAGGACGGCCGCGAGTGGGTTATCAGGATTCCTTTCGGCGGTGGAAGCATAACCATTGAAGAAACCGATGGAGATCCAAGCATTGATGCGGTTTCAAAAATAAAATTTGATAAGGATCATTTTGAATTGACCGATGATGGCGATGGCGAAGCAACTGTTGCCGCAAAGGTGGAAGAAAAAACCGTCGTGCTTGATGTGCGATTTGACGCATCCACCCTGCAACTTCAAAAGAAAACACAGAAAATGAAGGTGATTTTAATTGATGGAGAGGAAGAGAGCGAATGGACGCTGATTGAAGGCGGGCAGATGGAGACTTGCCCATGACTATAAAATTAGCAACCCGCGCCGACGGAAGGTTAATGACTCATGCGGTCCGTTATTGGACGTACACAAAATATCCATACGGTAATGCTTGGGAAGGCAATTTTCCGGCAACAATCTACCTTGTAGGATGCAAGCCTGCCTGGTCAACGTTTTTGTGCTGTAGCGACGAACCGAACAAGAAGGTTATTTATCATCGAGGAGCATGTTCCATCATTGCCCCAGCCAGCGAGTATATATATTCCTGGGATAGGAGAGCGCTGTGTTCCTGGACGGATAGCAGGTTTTGCGGAGATTTGGAATATCCGCCCGATCCGGGGAATGTTGCTGACGGAGGTGAAAGCACGCTAGACTTGTGTCTTACGATTGGCAGTCCAGCTGGTTTAAAGGGACCACTGATGGAATCGTATATTTATAATGAGCTGACATATTACAATTTCCAAGGCTTTGTTGAGCCGGACAATTATTTGGATGGCACTGAATGCAAACCAAAAACTTATAATACAGTAGGAACTTTTGGACCGTATGAAGACGGCATAATGTCCGGTGGATCTGCAGGACCATGGCAGCGCGGTCCGGTAACTATAGATGTTGATGGTCATGTTACGTTTGGTCAAAGCTTCATGTTTCCCGCCTCACCAGCTTGGGGATATTTAATTGATTATTCCGGCGAAGCTGATCTTTCTTTAGACCCTGACTCTGATCTGCCGGTTGGAAGCGTCGAAATAGAGGTTTTTGCTATTCGTGTGCATAACGATTATCAATGGTATTGGATCAACAGATTCTGTGAGGACGATACTCCGGAGTGCGGAGCTCCTTGCGAGTGTTCGTCTGGTACTATTAGTATCACCGTCAGCGTTACGGAGGACGAATCGTGCTCGTAAAGGTGTATACCGCTCCGGATAAGTGGCATTTTGTTCAAACCGAAGAACCTGAAAATTCTTTACCGGTGAAGGTCAAAAATATTCAATCGGCTGGTAAATCTGAATTATCAAAAAAACGTTTTGATATCTGCAAAACCTGTGACAACGCAAGTGAAACCGGCTTTAAATGCTCGTTATACAAGGGCTGCTGTTTTGGTAAATGGCGGACAATCGCAACAAATCAATGCCCCCTCGGCAAGTGGCCGGCCATTGAAAAACCGGCTAAAGATAAGGAATAAAACATGTCTTCATCCCGTCAAATAATTCCGGTCTCGTTTGATCAGTCCACAACCCGGCGCGTTGTTGTTGTTGGATCCACGTTGGCCGATCCGGATTCCAATCAGCAAATGACGCTATACTATGGAACAAGAGTCTTATTTCAGGCGACGATCTACACGGCTTTGCCGTCGGTTGGATATAGTCCCGCCAATGGTGCGACCTGGCTTTTCGGGTTTGATGATGTGCCGTTTTCCGATCAATTGGATTATGTTGTAAGCAATAATTCCATGTTTAACGTCGCCGATGACTGGTCAGAAATGAACGTTGCGGCAGGTAAAATCTGTTTCCGCGTAGACTGCGACACTCCGGAACTCAAGGCCCGATTACAAGGTGTTTCTGGCGCCACAACGCCGATGTATGGCAATCTCTGGATGATAACGGCTGAGGGCAATGTCCTGATTGCAAGCTGGCTTATCACGGTTGCTAAAACCTATATAGACCCCACAACGGCGAAGCATGTTGTGGGGATTACCCACCTGACCACCGAAGCCGCCCGTGAACTTTATGTCCCCAAATGGGGCGATCAATCCCGCTGGCGCTGGAATGGGACCGGCTGGGAATATCTATTTTCGGATGGCTACTGGCGCGAAATGATCCCGGACCTGGTTGAAGGCAAACCTGTTATCGGCTGGGGCGAACCAAAGGAGTAAAAATATGAAATCTCAAATTCCCTCAAATCTGAAATCTTTCCTACATGCAACCTTTTCCGATATGCTCCCCTCCTTGGAGGGGTGGCCAACGGCCGGGGTGGGTTCTTTACTCCGTCACGCCGTTACCTTCCTCGTTTCTGCATTCTGCATTCTACATTCTGCCTTTCCCGTTTGTGCAGCTCTTGAAGTCCAAAACGGCGCGGTCTCAAATGTCACCGCCACAAACGCCGCGCTGTCTGTCAGTTTAGTTTCAACGAACAGCACCAATGCGGCCGTAACTGTTTTTTATGGCACAGCCGCCGGCGGAACAAACACGGCTTTTTGGCAATACTCAAACTATTTCGGTGTGGTTTCCACGGGGATATATTCGTTCGTCACGACAAATCTTACGCCCCGGGTGTATTATTATTTTTGTGCCTATGCGAGCGAAACGACCAACACGGATTGGACGGGAATGTCCAATTTTACGACCTTGGCGCGCACTGTCACCAACTGGCCGGCATTAACCAATGATATCACTCAAATGGTTGACACAGACGGCAATTGGAAAACCCCGTCAAAGGCAAAAATAATCGCCGCAAACGGCCTTGCTTCCACGTCAGATCTGTCGGGTTATAACGCTCAAATCATCGTCGTCTCGGCTCGCGTTGACGTTGCGGAAAGCAACATTGCCACAAACGCCTCTGAAATCTCAAATGTTAAATCTGATATAACAACCGTCTCCAACCAAGCGGCCGCCCATATCACAAATAATATCAATCCCCATGGTGTCACCGCCGCGCAGGCTGGGGCGGCATCCACGGCGGCACTCGCCGGGGTACAAAGCAATGTCGGCATTGTCTCCAACCAGGCGGCCGCCCACATCACGAATAACATCAATCCCCATGGTGTCACCGCCGCCCAGGCTGGAGCGGCATCCACGGCTGAGCTCGCCGGCGTGCAGAGCAATGTTGGTATTGTCTCCAACCAGGCGGCCGCCCACATCACAAACAATCTTAATCCTCATGCCGTCACCACCGATCAGATCGGAGCGGTCCCGACCAATGATGCCCTCTATGGCACTATCGGATTGAGCATGACAAATTATGTCCATGTCCCCAGCTCGACCAACTGGCTCAATTATGATCCAGCTACGCGGCTATTTTCAGGATGTGCTACCAATATCGGATCCGGCGGAACAGTGGCTGGTGATTCCGTCGTTTTCACCAACCTTCGCGTGATTTCCGACGGCTGCGTTCCTGTTCCGGACGTGCGCGGTGACTACGTGTGGGGCGGCGAATATAACGGAGCAAATTATTTCAGTTCGACAAACGGCCAGACGATTTATTTTAACTCCGGCATTGAATGGGATATCGGCTCGTCCCTAGGCGGGGGAATGAGTTTTTATACAGAAGCGGCGCAACGGCCGGCTGGGGCGTATTTGGGCGGCACCGATGGCACTCAACTAGTCACGGCAGCATTTTATTATACGACGAACGTTCAGTGGGCGGTTGACAAAATTAAGGTGAACGAATCGGATGTGCAAAGGTCAACCAATGCGATCAGCGCGCGCATGTCTGCCGCAGAATCAGCGACTCAAAACCTTGCCACCACAAAGGCAAATTTGTCCGGCGTGATCTTTACCGGCCCCATATCAAATGCGGCTGGCTACTTCGGAAACGCCGGCGGGCTTACAAATATTCCCGGCACATTGAACACGGCAGAGAAACTCCTTGCCACGAACTCGGTTCAGACTGGCGGCGCGGCGAGCGTGGCGAGTTTGCAGGTGACGGGTGGCAGTCCGACAAATAATGCGCGTTTTGTTTCCACAAACTCAAGTGGGCAAGGCGTATGGATGCGTAATTCAACAAAAACATGGTCTTTAACAACTCAAAGCACCAACACTGCGAACATAACCGTTTCTGGAATCGGGTTTAGACCTTCCGGAGCGATTATTTTTGCGACTGCGAACGGAGCGGTTGCAGGAACAATTTTTTCGCAGGGCAGTATTGATAGTACAGGAGGGGCGCAATGTGTTACACATTTTTTTAGCGTTGGTGGCATCTCGTCACCAGAGCCAAACACAGTTCCGGCAAAGTGTTACATGTACGGCGCGTCGTATGCTTGGAGTTTAAATTGGGCGTCATGGACGGACGATGGCGCGACGTTTACCACAACGTGTCCAGCGTGGACAAATAATATTTATCTTAATGGATTATTTTTCCCATGATCTCCCTCTCTTCACCAGTCCCACCTGCCCCCCATAGCCGCTTCGGCGTCGGGGGGTTCCGCGAAGCCCTTGATTCTCTGAACTCCAAGGGCCTCCTTCCGACTTCCCTTTCGTCCGATCAGATTGCAAGTTTTATTGACCCTTTTACCCCGCGTCTTTTTCGTTACTTTTAA